TGGTACACCAGACGCCCTCGATCTCCCATGGAAGACTGTTCACAAATCGGAACACCGCCAGGCGCCACATCTTCCTCTTGGGGTAAGGGATGTTCAGGTAGCAGTCCATGACGACAGAGTTGACCGCCTCCCTCTCTTGCATCGTCACGCGGTCCTCCGGGATCCTGAGGATCCTCACCTGGATGGGATCCTTCTCTCGGTTCATCTCGCGCAGGTAATCCTCGAGACTCGTCAGCTTCGATACGGGGCTCAGGGCTTCAGCAATACAGAATTGATCATCAGCTGCCATCTTGACCTCCTGTCGGTTTCTCAGATTTCTTTTCGATACCAAGACTCCGGATCATCGCGTCCCTTCTGCCCTTCCTGTGACCCAGCTTCCCTGTGGCGCCCATTCCAACAAGTGATGCAACAATGATTGGGCCCCACGTCTTCAACCAGGTGAGCGCCCACCTGTCAGCTCGTAACTGGAAATCTGCCTGGCGCTGTTCTTCTTTAAGTTTGTCGCTCTCGTACTTCAGCCACTTCGTGCCGGCCTGGAGGGATCCACAGCCGCCGGCCATTATGATCAGCACGAATAGGAAGAAGATTTTCATTTCAGGAATGATGCGATCTTCAGGATGAGGGGGAGAACTTCTGCCTTGATGGTGAAAATCAGGAGGATGCCAAGCATGATTCTATTCTGTTTGGAAACCGCACAGGCACCTTCCCCCAGGCGTAACCCAAGTTTGGTAGCACGGCCAAGAACGCCCACGGTCTGCCGACAGTCTTCATCAGCTGGGTTGAGTTCGTCTATTTCCTTAATGCTGTCAGCTACTTCGTGTGTCAAGATTCCGTTGCCCATGATCGTCCCCCTCCTCCGTGTGCGGTGCGCCCTTTATTCGGGATCTTTCAGTCCGAGATATTCTGCAATTATGTTTTGCTTCTCCTGGATGTTTCCAGGTTTCGCGAAGTCAGCTTTATACTTCTTCAGCCTTTTCTTCAGGGCTTTCCCTGGAAGCGGCGTGATCTTCTGTGGCTTGGCGAATACCGATGTTACTGCGCCTAACAAACAAACCATTACGCCCATAATTGCATTTCTTCTTTTCATATTTCCCCCTAGTACCACAGCAGATTTGCGCCGTAGATTTTGAACAGTTTTTCATTGTGAGTAGTTATCTTATAGACCATCTGAGTATCCGAACCTGAGAACACGTTTGTTCCGACATAGACATCAACGCCAGTAGAGTAGTCAGCTTCTTTCACAAGCGTTACCTGGTCCCAGTCTCCACCATCATTATTTGAAATCCAACCCTTGATGTCTGTGTTGATCGTTGAGCCTACAGAAACATCTTCAATGAGAAGTGTCAGCTTTCCGTTGTCGGGTTCGCTGTCAGCAAACCAACTGTTTATTGATACGATTTCCATATCCGAAAAGACTTCGGATTCAATCGGGTTAGTCGTTCCTGATCCGTCATTATATATAAAGTCAACCTCGGCTTGCGACAATGCTCTGTTTGTCCAAAATTGATAATTGTCCATTGTTCCTATAAACCGACTTTCACCACCGTCAACAGAAGCACAAAGATAGAAATTAGCAGTTATGTTGCCCGAAGGTGCGCCTACTTGACCATCTACTGTTAGTGTTGAATTTGATCCGTTTATCCAAATAGCATAATCTACACTATTCGTAATTGATATGGCAACAAAAGCCCATTCATTGGTATTCAGATTTAGACTGTCTGAAGACACTAAAAGATAAGATGACCCGCCCGTTCTGTAATAAAGGTTAACTTCTTGATCAGTAACAGACTTATCTACTCGCCAATATGGATCGTAAGCCGTTCCCACTTCAAACAATGTATGTGTAAGTCCACCTACGACCTTCACCCATCCAGCAAAAGCACTATCTGGAAAAACGGTTAAGTTTTTCCCGCTGTCAAAGTCTGCACTCCCGTCCATTTCTAACGCTCCATCAAGTTTTCCAGAAACAGCGAATGTAGAAGTATTTGAACCGCCTTGATATGCTTGATCATAGTCCCCCATCATGTCGAGTGCGGTAGTGTTTGCGGCATCATCATCAAACTTATAATAAGCGGCAAGATTTTCTGTAAGATCAATTCCTTGGTCTGCGGCGATATTATAATAATATCCGGCTTCAAACAGGAAGTTTGAACCACTCCCCGAGTCAATGCCTGTTTCGTCTTCATATTCATCAGTAAACCCGTCAGCTTGCGGCGTAACAGAAAGAGAACCGTTCACAGAAATGCGCAAGGCGTTGATAATGATGTTGTTTTCGTTCTTGTCTGCCTTGGAATCAAGATTACCAGTTCTGGTGTTAAGGGTTGATACACCACTATTGTTGGCGGTCACTCTTGGATCAAGGTCTTCATACCCGGAGAGAAGGTTTGTCTCGTCAGCACTATTCACGAACCAGATGTTTGTTCCAGCAACAGTAATCCTTGAACCGTCAACAAATAGAATAGAGTTTGTGCCCACGTTCGATATTGAATGACCATCCATATCTATTGGACCGGTCATTGCACCGCCCGCTGCAGGGAGAGCTGCTTCAGCCGTCACCCTCGTTGACTGTCCCGTCGCTGAGTTGTTGGCTGTATCAATTTCCAGCTGAGCAATGCTGGTAGTATGAGCCGAGCCTGTTGCGCTATTGTTTCCGGTAACCGTAACCAGGTCGGCGATTCCCGTTGTATGGGTTGATCCCGTTGCCGAATTAGCAGTGCCGGCCGCGGTATTCATAGAACCAGTTGACGCATTGTTTCCTGCGTCAGTTTGCACATCACCTATCAATGTAGTCTGGGCAGCGTTGGTATCAGTAGCGGCATCCGCTGTGGCCTTTGTGAGGACCCCTGTTTCCATGAGAAGGACATACTGCTCGTATCGAATCAGGTCTCCGTTCTTCGCACCCGCTCCAGCATTCGTTATGAGGATCCCGCCAGCATCGTTCCCCTTGGTTAGAACTTCCCCGAGCGTGTTGGTTGGAGATGTAGTTGCGATCTCATCTTCAACAAGGTTCTCAACCCATTGCTTTGACGCCGACCGATCATATCCGTTTTTTTGTCCGATTGCAGTCCCAATAAAAATAATCAGGACGGCCATGAATCCGATTAGTCTCTTCATAGTATACTCTCCTTAGTAGGTGGCGACGTCGAAAGAGGCCGTGAGGTTCGTAGTGGCATAGCAAATAGATTCAATGCTGTCTTGGCCTCCAGCGTTTAATGTGATGCCAGATGCAGGGGCTACCCTGATCGTAGTGCCAGCCGCCAGCCTTGTGTTGAAAGTATTGGTTGAGCAGTTGAGCAAAAAGAAGAAGTCGTTCGTTGAGTTGTTGTTGTAGACGGAAACCATATTGGCCGTGAAGCCAGACATGCGCCCAGTTACCGTGGTGGCAGTGAGTTGGCTGCCATACCCTGTATCGTAAAGAGCAATGGCCAACCTGGCCGCACCCAGGACGACGAGAATTAAGAACATCTTCAATATACGTCTTTTCATTTCATTACCTCCTACTGTCTGTTTACCTTCTGGTTATTGGGCGTCAAGAACATTCACTCTTCTTCCAGCCCACCTGTCACAGTTTCCGTCATATCCCATATACCCTCTAAAGGAACGCCTATTGCGCGTCCGGCCGTCTGATTGGCCTTTTCTGCGAGTCTCCACATGGCTGCTTCAAACTTCTCCTCGTCTTCGCCAGCTTTGTACTGGATCGCCTGGACAACATCCGGGCCAATCTCGAGGAGATCGTTCATCGTTTCAACCACCGGAGATCTCAACACGTCCCCGCGGTAGTTTCTCTTCTTCGCCATCTGCCTCACGATGAGACTCGCGCCTTCACCGATCAGGAAGTAGTTGCCAAGAAGATTGTCCGAGGTCCTCAGCGCCAGGTCGACCGCCTTGTCCTGGGTCGTCTTCTCTTTCATGTATTTCTTCTTCCGCTTCCGGAGCTTGTTCCAGATTTCATTGACCAGGGCGGCCAGGAGAAACGCCACGAGATTGATGTACACCAGGTCGCGCGCCATCTTCACCTTCTCACCGGTCGACCGATCGCTCTCTGAATATCTGAGGACCGCCATGCGCTGCATCTTGATCACCTTGTCTCTGAACGTCCGGAAGGTGTAGAACCATCTCTTGGCCACGCTCGGGGATCCTCCCATCACGGTGAGATCCTTCAGGTGCCATGCTGGCTGCGTTCTCTTGATCGCCCTCTCGAGCCAGTACCGCGATCGCTTCATCAGTTCTTCCTCGCTGGCGTCGGCCCCCAGATCTTCCTGAGCCTTGAAGTAAGCAGCCAGTGCGGTCCTCCGGATCGCAATCCTGTCACCAACTCGCACTCCGGTCGAGAGTTTCTCGGTCGACGGCTTATCGTCAGCCAGGAGGTCCAGCATGAAGTGTCGGCCGACATAGTCTCCAATGTCTCGAGAGATCCGGCCGTGAACAAGTCTGTTGACCACTTCCGGACTCTGGCTGACAACCTTGTCCGCGATCGCGCCACGGTCGCCCCTCAGGGGAAGTAGCGATCGGGCCATGTTCCCATACCCCAATTCCATAGCAACCAGAGGATACGAGATCGCCTGCTTAGCCCATACCGTGGGTCTCCCTGTAAGGATCGCGCCCACTGTGCGGCTGCGTAGCCACTCCATGACGTGCTCAAATGGATCCAGCTGGTGGCTCTGGACCTCAACGCGGCCGATCAGGTCCTTCAGGTTGTTGACCCATTCAGGTCCATAGGCCTTCCGCATCTCATTCTCCAGGCTGATGCGGCCGCCACCTGGGGTCTTATCTACCCAGTTGAAGACACTCTTGATCTGACGGAGCGGCGCCGCGTATGCGTGGTACGCTGAGATCTTAGCGATGTGCTCCTCGAGGACCTGGAAGATGTCCTTGATGAGAACAGGAGCTCTCGCACCTGGCTGCCTCTCCTTGAGGATCCCCAGGTCCTCCAGCGTCTGCTGCTGGAAGGTCGCGCCAGGAAGAGCGCCTCGCTGGCCACGGCGGATAAATTCTTTGACGGTGATCTTCGGGAAGTAGTTATCCTGCCCGGCAATGTCGTACCCTTCTAGATCTCTGCTGGCCTCGTTGACCAGGCGCTTGCTGTCGACGTTGAAGAACTCGGAAGCTGCCTCCAGGACTGACCGCTCACGCTCCGTCAAACTCTCATCCAGTGCCTTGATGTCAGCTGACGTGATCTTCCCGATCGTCACGCGCGTAGTGCGGCCGCGGCGAAGAAGTTTCTCGGTCTGCGATCGGAGGACCTCGTTTTCAGAACTCTGAGACAGGGATCTCCATCCATCCGGATCCCTGGCGGTAAGCAGCAGGGATATCTTCTGGGCTGGAGTCAGGCGCAGGGTCCTCTTTGATGAAACCAGGCGGTCGCGATCGTCACGAGTTTCAGGTACCTGGATCTCCTCGATCGCCGTTGTGATTTCTTCTCCTGTCTCCGGATCCCTTCCCTTCACCTCAACGGGTCCAGGGAGGACATCACTCATCTTATACAGCTCCTTGCCAACATCTGCGTCTCTCCTCTGCAGAGATGCGCGGAAGGAAGCTTTGAGTTCTTGAACATCCTCGAGGCGCTGAGCCTCAGCCTTGTTCAGTTGGCCATAGAAGATCTGGGAAGCGGGTCCATCTTCTTCGGCATCCATGATCCTGGCCATGAGATCGATGTCGTCATACCAGTCGACCAGGACCTTCCCTAATCCGCGGCGCTCCGGAGCTGCTCCAGGCTCGAGGGGCGTCCTGGTCATCAGTGTGCCACCGACGCGTTTATGAATCTGCATCTTCTCGATGATCTCCCGAGCAGGATCCTCGATGTTGCGCCAGCGGCCGCGGCCGATGAATTTCCCCTTGAGATCGTTCTGCTTCAGCATCGTGAGGATTGCCATCTCTGTCTCCTGCAGCTCGTCCATCGACATGGTGCCAACCGGGCGCTTCTGCAGGCGTTCGATCCTGGCCTGGATCCGGGGAGGCAGATCCTCTCTCAGTTCCGGATGATCATCAAAGAACTTCTTCGTCTTACTGATATCGGCGATCGTCTTGGCTGCAGGCTTCGTGGGATCCATCGCGTCGACCATAGCTCGCAGCGGATCCGCGTACTCCACGCGGAGGACGTTCTTGCCCTGTTTCGCCTTGAGCCTACGATTCACAATCTTCATCAGCTTCTTGACGCGGTTCTCCTGCTTCTTCTTGGCGTACTGTTCCTCGAGCCGATCGATGCGCTCGATCGCGCGCTGCATACTGAGATCGGTCGGCGCCGCGGCCTTGATCTGATTGAGGACCTTCTCGCGATCGCCTGGTTCCAAATGCTTCTTCGCGTAGTCCCAGATGAACTCACGACGGGCCTGCCGGTCTGTCCACACCTGGCGCATCCTCTGCTTCTGTTCGCGGTGGAAGGCCTTCTGCTCTGCGATCTTAATATCCCTCTGCCGGCGGACGTCCTTTATCTTCTCCTGCAGCCGGGCTTTCTCGTCGGAAGCTTTCGCGGTCTCCATGATGTACGCCTCATGCTCATCCTCGCGGATCTTGCTCTCGTCTTCTTCCTGTAATTGCGCCTGGATCTCGTCCTGCTCCTCGAAGAATTGTTCCTCGAAGTCTTCTTCCTCGCGGATCCTCTCTTCCCTCTCTGCCTTGGCTGCAGCTGAAAGAGTCTCAGCAAATTTAACGGGCTCTGTGGGCTCGCGGCGCCGCACAAGCGCCAGGAGCCTCTGCTTCTCTGCTTCCTGTTGTTCGGGCGTCAGCTTCTGAACCTTGGAGATATGCTCAACAACCTTCTCCATCGCCTCAGGATCCACACCAGGTACCGCCTTGATGCGTTCCCTCAGCTCTTCGCGAGTCTCGGGCTCTCGCCGGCGGATGGCATATGCTGGCTGAGCCTCAGTCTTAATGGACTCTCGCATCTGTGGGGTGATGGCGAGGGAGTGGACGGTTTCTCCAGAGCGGACATCGGCGGCATAATCGTCTGCATCTTTCTCGTTATCGAACTCATGTGACTCACTGCCATGTTCAACGGTATAGCCATCCGTTGTTATCAGAACCCGCACCTCATCACCTGATGGCGCAAGGGTCTCTTCAGAAACCTTGCCGCCCCACTTCTTCGTGTACTTCTTGGCGAATGCCGGCAGGAACTTATCGTAGAAAGATTTCATACCCTCGCCGCCAACCTTGAGGTCGAGGCCCCTATAAGTCTTTTGTGTCCTACCCTCTCTGTCAGCCGTAGAAAGTTGCTTGATCTTTTTTTGTTGATCTGGGGATAGACCCTTGTACAGGCCAACCGTTTCGTCGCTCATATTTGCTATTGGCAGAAGAGCCTCTCTAATTAGGAGCGTCTTCTGGTCGAAAGTCAACGGCAGTTCTTTAACGAAGTCTTTAAGTTTTTCAAAAGGCTGCCCTACATCTTTAATCATTTTGCCGGCGAGGTCTTTTCCTACCGTTTCTGCCAACTTGTCAGCCTCTACAGTAGTGGTGTTCGTATCACCCGACGCTTTCATATACATAGTGATATTGTAAACTTCTCGGATTGGATCGTATCTAGAATCTATAGCATCAATATAATTGCTCAGATTGTACCTGTCGGCTTGCTGTTGACCCGTTGTCCATCCGACGGAATCGAAACCGTTGTCTACCGCATGCCTGAACATCCGCTTCATCGCGAGCTCGTGCCAGTTCTTCTTGAATGGGGCGTCGGGAACACCGCGGTTGGATGGGCCAAGAGCCGTCTGTCCAATCTCTAAATTATCATATGCTTCTTGGGGCGTCTTTCCGTCAGAAGCATGTACACCTCCACCCTCCGGAGATTTTTCCATAATTACCCAGGTATCGATATCTTCGTGAAAACGATATGCAGCCCCCAGTCCCACCTCTTCGAGTTTCTTATCGAGGATAGGCAGTACTACGTTTAGCCGATATGCGGCATAATCATTCCATGCTGCCTCAGCCTGGCTTTGATTGTATTCCTTCTCGAGCTGTCGGAGCTTTCTTATCTCCGGAATGTCAAGGTCAGTGATAGGTGGTTTCACGCCAGGCGCAGCCGCGTAACCTCTGCGCCTTCCCTGTTGGTGCCAGTCGCTCTGGATCTCCTCGATGAAGAGCATCTTCTTACCTGGCGTTCTTGAAACAGCGCCTTTGATTGCATTCTCGGCGGCCGCCTGGGTTGGCCATGAACTCGCATGAACCTTCTCGCCCTTCACAAATACTTTCCATGGACGCCCACCGGTCGTCTTCCTAACCTCCATCCCTGTAATATCTCCCGGTGTAGTTCTCTCATCAAACCTTATATGGGCAAGGACGTTTGGTTCATCCCAGTGACCGTCGGTAAATCCGCGACGCGTCCCGTGAACCTGTGGATCATAATCGCCGGCCAGACCCGTCCACTTCAACTTGTCGTCCACATACATATCGTATCGCTTTTGCGATGTCGATTCACTCACATCAACAATCCGGATCTCGGAGTCAGGGTAATGCTTCTTCCCCATCTCCTCGAAGGTCGCGATATTGGGATCCGGAATGGCTTCCTTGGTAACGGGTAATGTGAGCAGCAGCTCTTTGTAATTCTCTCCACCAGGTACTTGCCATTGGGCAAATTTCGTTCCATCCGCTGTAGTTCCATCCGCTATTCCTTCTGCATGTATATTGGCTTCTTCTGCCATTCTAAAGTATTTTTCAGCAAGTTCTGTATTACCATCACGTTGATACTCTTGGGCGGCTTCGGTTAAGTCGTCAGCAACACGGAGCCATTCTAGCGGCATGGAAGGAATGTCCTGCCCTTCAAGTTCAAGGTTGAGTTCATTGGAGATATTCTCCTCAATATCAGCACCCTTCATGACCTCGCCGACTTCGATCGTCCTGCGCTCGAGCTCAGCAAGAACGTCTGCCTTTGAAACCTTCCCTTTAGTCTCCCTGGCCCAGTCGAGGATGCCTGAATCGTCTAGCTCTGCGCGTTTTAATTGTCCCTTCCGGGCCCATGACTCTAGCAAGCTGACCAACTGCGGTCCTGTGACCGAGCCAGGGAGTTTATTCTCCACTGTCTCATACATTCCTGATTTCCAAATCGGTGGTACCTCTTCCTGTTCCGGAGGAAGAGTCTCGGCCGGTGGCTGCGCTTCTTGTTGTTCGACAGCATAGCGGGTGTTCTCCGGGAATACATCTTCTACAGGGATATCTCCCACTTCCGCGGCTGTCAGCTTTCGCATGATGGGCATCATGTCTTTGTTAAATTCAACATCTGCGAGAATGTCTTCGACTGGTACGCCCTGGTACCTCTTGAGCCATTGGCCCTTGGCGCCGGCCTGCTCGAGGGGTGACGCCGTGTCGACGTCCCACTTGTCGGTGCCGCGCCTCATCTTAACGAGAACAACGTCACCTTCCTGGTTGCCCTTGAAGAGATCCCAGTCCATCTTGAACCCCCATCGGAGCGCGTCTTCGACCCTCTCAAAGGCAAAGATCTCGCCTTTCCCCTGGCGCTGGCCTTGGGCGTCTACCCAGTTTGTAGTCTGGAAATTCTTGAGACCTTCTTTTCTGATCTTCTGCAGGTTGTCCCTGGTTGTGACATGGAACAGGACACCTTTCTCGGCCCTCGCTATGGCGTAGCGGACGGCTGATTCCGCTACTTGCCGCGGGAAGATCTCGCCTTGAGCTTCTGTTTGTCCGATTTCATCTCGGACCTTAGCGAGTCTCTTTCGGAGGGATTCATCCGATACGAAGGTGAGAAGGTACCGACCCTCGCTTGCCGTGAGGGCGGCGGGGTCAATGTTGAACTCTTGGAGGATGGTGTTACCATAGCGGGATCTTACCTCTTCAGCCTGGGCCGTGTCAATTGTTAAATTTGGTGGTGCTGTATTGCTCTTGGAAATAGTGGCAATACCCGCAACTTCCCCACCATTCTGGACAATATGGTTTGCTGCCTCAATGATTGTGCCGCCCATGGTGAAGTGATCATCGACAATCCAGTACCTCTTCCCGGCTACTACGGGACCATCAAATGCGGGACGCTGCAACATCCTGTACATAGCCCCCTTGCCTGTGTGCATTGCTCTTACGCTCTGCACGATATCAGCGGTATAGTCTGCTCCAGTTTCCTCAGATAGATAATTGGCAAACGCCAGGGGAATCTTATTCCTGCCAGACGCCTCTTCTGCCAGGATCGGCATGATCACATCGTCTGACTTGATGTTGGCTTTTGCCCAGACCATAAGACCAGGTTTCGTTGCGGCTCTCACAAATCTGTCAGCTGCCTCGAGATCTCCACTCTTCGCCTTCTTGAAGTCCGGATGCGACATTGTTACCTTCGTGGTGGTTGTGCCGGGGTTCGGGCCAACCGTAGTCGGTAATGATACGGTCCGCCGTTCAACCGCATACTTCACGCCATGGATCACTTCAACAGCTTCACGGAGCAGCTGGGCCTTCACGACGTTGTCCAGGGCTTCCTGCATCTTCGCAGGATCCGCAACGAGCGCATCAGTCTGCTTGAGGAGATCCTCTCTCATGTCGACCAAGGTGACCGCAAGCGGTTCATCACCAACGTTCTTCTCGCCGAAGGCCAGGGCGCCGGCCGTGGCGTCAAGATTGTCAGTGGCGAGGACCGCATCGATCTCATTCCTTTCGTCTGGCGTGAGATCCCGCGGCTGGTCACTGCGTCTCTCGACAGAATACCTGAGCTCTATCTCCAGGTTCCTTCTCGCGTCCTGTGCTTCAGGCTTCACTGCCGGCCGACTGTTCTTTGGTTTGTCAGACTTGATCCATTCCTTGAACTCATCGATGCTCATGGCGTCGATCGAGCCCAGGCCCTGCCATCCTTCCTGGTAGTTGGAAAGATATGCCTGCGTGGCGTCGTTGAGATTCTCAAACCCGAGCATGACCTTGTGCTCATCAAATTCCGCCGTCTTTGGGTTGACCTGGTTGACCACGAAGACCGTCTCACTGATCGGGTTCTCATCATTAATGAAGACATCGATCTGATCCCCGTCCGCGCCCTCGGTCCTCTTGATGTACCCGTAGCTGTTCTGCAGCTGCTGCTCCCATTTCTGTCCGCCAGGATCCACACCGCTGCGAGTAGATCCCTTTGGATTCTCAATGCTGATGTTCATCCCCTGCAGGGCGAGCTTGCCCTTGGCATAGTTCCCGGCTTCCTTCTGGGCTTCCGTGGGCGCCGTCTCAGTCTCTCTGCCAGCTTCACGGACCTCCTGGGCCTTCTTCTTTTCTTCGCCGGTCGTATACTCTACGGGCTTCTCCATGAACACCAGGATCCCCTCTTCCCTTGTCGACCTGGAGTTCGCTGTTGCCATATCATAGATCTTAACGTCTAAGCTGCTGCTCAGGTTGATTGCTTCCCTGCCGACATTAAAAGCCATGTCGTCGTTCGGAGCCGGCCAGTCGAGAACATACCCGCTAGCCCCTTCCCTTGACACGGCGAGGGTGATGCGCTTACGAAAGTCTTTCATGGAAATATCGAGAGGCATCCGCTCTACCCCTACTACCCTATTCTTGGTGTTCAAGTAGATCGCATGTCCCATCAGGGGATTCGCCTGGCGAAGACCCTTGGCCATCTTGGCGATATCGTCTGGAGTCATAATTATTGGTAGTTCGCTACGACGAACAGTCTCCCACGCTTCCGTGCCGGGCATCACAGCCGGTTCTTTTATCTTGCGCCGGACAAGCTTCTTCTCTTTTGCGGACTGAGGGATCTCTGGGAACGCGACAGTGGCCTCCTCGCGGAACGAGAAGAAAGTGCCGCCATTAGTGATGACATGGTCCTGGACGTTGATACCGGCATCCTCGAATGCCTTGACGATCACTTTTGTGATTCGGATATCTTCGGCGCTTGGACTAGGATCTCCGCTGGGATGATTGTGGGAGATCACTACGCCGGCCGTGTTCTCTGGCATTCCCGTCATCATCTCCCTGGCATGTATCAGGCTGGCATCCAGTATGCCAACGGTGACGACGTTACTCTTGATGACCCGATTCTTCCTATCAAGGAAGGCAACCTTCATGGTCTCGAAGTAGGGGGACCTCAAGGGCATCAACAAGGCGGCAAAGTCTCGAGGATTATTTATCGCATACCCGCGGATATCGAAGGCAACATTACGATCCTTAACAAGCTCAGGGACAATACTCGAGACAGTGTCCCCGTACTTGAAGGCGGCCTGCCACCGTTCCGCTCCTCCAAAGATGAACGCGCCCCGAACCGATTCATATCTTTCTTGTTTCTCATACGCATCAGTGGACGAGGCGACAATATCTTCCAGGTCCTTCTTCATTGATGCCCTGGCCTTCTCTGGATCCACATTCCGGCTGACGGCGTACTTCGTGATATCAGCATCGGTCACGGTGGCTGCCGGAGTGTCAGCTGCAGGCCCCATTGAAGCCTGCCGGCCGAGCTCTGCAGATTTCGCTTTCTCCGCTGGCGTTGCCACCCTCTCCTCTGCCACGTCAAGATCTGGAACAACCGTCGCCTCCGGAGAGACTCGTTCCACAGCATAACGCTCTGGATCCGTAGCGTCCTGTGACTCGTTCCTGAGTCGACTGATCGCTCGAGGACTCGTTATCGGAACCGTATCCCGGTAGGCCACGTCCTCATTGGGATCCACACCACCTGGCAGCCAGAAGGTCCCCCCCAGGGCATCGCCGGCCGCGGCACGTAGTCTCTTCACATACTTGAGCGCGCGCGGTTTCGATTTCGTCCTGACAACCGTATCCGGGAAGCGGGGATCCTTCAGGACGATATCCTTCTTGTAGCCGTTCTCATAATGTCGGATGTTCGCGATGATGGCCTTGGCTTTCATTTTGAGGACCTCAGCCGTAACATTCGCCCACGCCTTGTTCGCGGGGATCCTCGGCTGACCAGCTGGCCGCTTGTTCTGACCAGGTTCGGTACCCTCCCATGAATCGCCAGTGACATTAAAGGCAACCGGTGTGATCTCATCAGGACGATCGCGATCCATAAGATTCCACATCCGGCCGTCTGCATCGATGCCCTTATTGAAGAAGCCCATGTAACACCCCTTGTTGCTCAGGGCACACTGGATGCAAGATTTGACAGCAAGGCGGGAGCCGGAATCGCACGGACAACTGTATGCCTTCATGTCCGCCGGCAGACCGTTGTGCAGCTTTACAGATGCCGCCAGGATCAGGGGGAGTTCATCCTCGTCCATCAATGTCTCCATCGCTGGGATCTCAGCCGGATCCGTGTAGAGCCAGGCATTCGCGATCGAGCGCTCCTTCATGTTGTCGAGCAAGTATGGGAGACCGTAGAAGGTATAGAGATCTCTGTCCAGGCTGCCCATCTTGAAGAACGGTGACTGGGCGGTACCCTTCAAGCGAGCAAGCATATCGTGGTGCCGACTGAACACATGCACCGGCCGATCAGAGTTCTCGGCTACCGCGTTGAATCCCTTCAACATCTGGCCACCCGTCAGATCTCCAACATCGTTCAACCTGATGAACGGCATGACGTGACGATTCTGCCTGGCAGCCTCGAGCGCCACCCGCTTCCCCCAGCCAATAGGATCCACAAAGATATGGAAAGTATTCCGGATGTGCTTCCTGACCGCAGGGATAGACGACATCAACTGCGATCGAGCAGCATAACATTCCTTGCATGGCGCCGTCGGAGCGCAGGTGAAGATTGCGAAGCCGGTCCCCATATGCGTCTTCGTATTGTCTCCCAGTACCGATCGCACTCCCGGTGTATCATATAACGGCGCAGTACGGAGGATCCGCACCTCTTCTAAGAATGCTTTCTTTTTCTTCCCCTTCAGTCCCATGTCGGCCGCCAGATCCTCAGCCGGTACCCCGGGATCCATAAGTCGCTGAATGGTGCCATCCCTGAGTGCTTCGTTGAAGGCCATGGCCAGGTCAGAAGGATCCATCGACTTGGTTCCTTTGTAGTCGAATGCCTTCGTGCGATCGAGTGGGCCGATAAGGATATCCATCATCTCAAATTCTATCGACATCCTGCGCGCGAGCGTTTTCGCTTCAGGGCTCTGCAGGTCCAACGTCTGCCATGGCGGCTTCCGGATCCCCTTGCGGACAGCATACGTGCTGATGGGCGTCTCACTGTCGTCCTGGGGCGTTACTGTAAGAGTGGGCTCAGGGGCCGTCGGAGTGTCCGGATCATCCAACACGTTTCGCCTGTACACGGATCCGTCATGAATTGACTTGAGAGCCTGGTCAGCGGGATCGTCACTGAAATTGCCAGTCTTGTACGCTTCGCTCGAGTACGCCGACTCCTCGTCTCCATACTTCTCATTGATGTCTGACTGGGAATCTGCACTAAGCCGGCCGACACCGGAGTGGAAGATCTCTTCGAGGTGAACTTTAGGTTTCAGGAAAGACCGTTCCTCAACCACATAATTGTCCGTCTCCACGTCGTGGGCAGCTGCTGGTGCATAGGCCGAGAGGATCCTCGCCTGTTCCTCCGGAGCGAGCGCAACGAAGTCCTCATACTCTTCTGGGATTGTAACAGGAAGACCATCGTCCGGATGATCAAAGGTGGCGCCGCGGTCATCCCCAATAATCGATTTGGCAAACCAGGCTTTCGCACCTGGTGTATCTGGCGCGGGTGGCGCCATTCTTCGCACCGCGATCGCCTCACCGCTCTCAGTCACAATGGCCAGCTGTTTGCCGAACTGTTTTACGGTGATGGATTCTGGAGTTATATCGTTAAGGACGGCTACAAGCTCTTCCGTCGTTCCGACCTCTCCCTTAACGTCCGGTCGAACCCCCTCTTCGCCAGGTCCTTGTTCTCCTGGTCTGACGCCCCCTTCCTCCGGACGATATAATTGTACCGGTTCTCCTTCTTCAGTTTTGGCATCTGGTGCCTCCTTTTCTTTATGCTTCATTTCGATTACAGGAAGAGTATCCATCCCAGCAATGTTGGCGGCAAGGATTCTATGCTGCCCCTCGATTGTGTCACCTACAACAATAGGATTCTCTAACCCGTTTTGGGCAATATCTTCAGCAAGACCTTCTATGTCATAACCTGCTTCTATCATGGTTTGGACAGGATCCGCATCCTCGGAGAATACACTCATCAATTCAGATGTTGGCTTCTCTGTTCTGACCCAGTATACCTCATCTGCCTTTGGCCCCGCTTCTTCGTCTGGCCACAGATCAGTGGCGTATTTAATATCTTCTCTGGTAGTTTCAGATAAAGTGTTAATGTCTATTGCTTCTGCTGGAGAAGGTTCCTTAGGTGCCGGGGCGGCCTCAGGTTTCTCGGCTGCTTCCTTCACAGGTTTCACTGGCGCGACCTCTTCCTCAGCTTCCTTCACACCGTATATTGCCTCGATCTCTTCGGTGATCGCATCATTCACGGAATCGTGGAGGGTCTTCGCCTCGCCGGCGCTTACGAGGTCAGAAAATGCTTTCTCGATTAACGAAGACTTCGTCTTCTTGGTTGCTCTCGGATTGTATGGAACTCCTAACGCATTAAGAGTCTGGTCGAGTTTATCATGACCCCTATCCGCGAGATACGCCGGCATACTGGCGGCATGCTGGGATCCCCGGAGAAACATCATGGCCAGGGCCATATCCGGAACAGCCTTGATGAAGTTCTTATGGGCGTCGCTCAACCTCTCCAGGAGGGGTGGTAGATTCCCGGACTCGTAATCATTCTGGAGGTTGCCGATCGCGTTGACGAGGGCTTCAGCATATTCCTCTACAAATATCTCTTCCGTCAGGCTGCCGAATCCAGTTAGTTTGTTGATCTTCTCAAAGACCGGAAGCAATGGGATCTTGCCCTTTAGATTCTTGATCCCCGTCGTGAAGCCGGCCGGTAAGAACCTGCCCCCTACCTTCCCGGCTACTTTACCAAGTTGTCTGCCCAGAAATTTCTCAATGTAGAAGGTGGCTGCGGATCCGATGACGCCCTTTGTGTAAGCCTCGCCGGCCTCTACTCCTGGCTTCGTCAGCCTCGCTTTCCCTTCCTCGTCCAGGGCAACCTCGCCGGCCATCATTTCCGAAGCTCGAGCTGGCGTTTCTCCACCGATAAACATAGTCGGTCCAAGAGCGATGTTCTCCATATACGGAATCATCTCAGCTGCCCCGATAACAGCACGGCTCAGAATGGTCTTCCCTCTGCGTTCCTCCTCCGTCTTGAATTTCTCCATTGTGACCAGGCGCTTGTTCATCCTGGCGAACAACGCATCCTCAATCCGCTTCCGCTCTTCGCGTGTATAACTAGTTACCTTCCGCTCTTTTACATCAGCCCACAGCCGCCTGATCCCCTTCGCTCTTCTCTCTTCAGGAATCATTGTTAATGGCGCTGGGTTTCTTATGAATTTCGGAAGACGACGTCTTTCACTCTGTTCTTTAGATGATCCAGTAAAGAAGGATTTGAAAGATTCGAGGGGATGCCACATGTGTCTGGCCATTTTATACAACTGGGTATCGCTCATTTCATGCAGTCTTTTTCTGCCAGTATCTTCATTGCCCAGACTTACTGTGGCGGCTCTATATGATTGCTCTTCCCATGAGGATCCTGGCAAGAACTGGAAACCCCTTGCCTCTGGATCTCCAAGCGTCTGCTCACCACGCCTCTTCCATTGCTCAAGGACGCCCATCTTGTCGTCTGCCTGAGGAGCGGGAACCGAGTAGTAGCGATTGCCTTCACCCCTGACTACTACATAGCCGGCCGACGCCTCACCCTCTAAGGTTTTGTTCCAGGTCTCGTGGGATTTCCCCTTCAGAATCAATCCGGATCCCGGCGGTAGACCAAGGGCTTCTGATTCCTCATCCGTATATGGTCGGCGGCTGGCCCAATGTCCAGTCTCGTCTGGCTTCATCCCAACTTCTTCAGCGCTCTTGTAATCATAATCGATTCCCTCCGGATCGAACTCTGGCGATATCGGTTGAACACCTTTCTTTGTGGCGCCAGCTGGCTTCATCATTTCCAGCTCAGCCAGAAACTTCTGACTGGTCTCGGGGGAAACAAGCGATTCCATCGTCGGTGTAGGTTTCTCGATCTTCTCAGGGGCCAACTCAAGAGGAGCAACAGGCGGAGGTGCGGCCGCGGGTTGTTCAAGAATCTCGGGCTCAGGGGTTGGGACCGGCTCAGGCTCAGGCGGAGGTCCCTCGATACGAAGTTCAGGTACCGGAAGCTCTTCAGTCTCCTCAGGAACGAACTCTCCACCAGGATCCATGAGAGATGGATCCTCATGGGTCTTGTTCAGCTCCATAAGAAAAGTATCAGTATCCATGCTATGATCCTTACTGGACTGCAGCCCCTTCTATCTCGGCCGTCAGCCACTCAGGTGCAGGAACCCCCAGTGTATCCATGACCCTCTTGAGCTTTGCGTTGCTCAGCTTGCCAGCCTTATACGCATTCAGAGATGCCTCCAGCATCATGCCCATGGGATCTTCCTTCGGCTTAGCCTCAATCTTCTCAGCTGAGGGAGGTACGTCTCTGGGCGCCCTATAGGTTCTAACCGCATGCGGAGCATCTTCCTTCGGTAGACCAGTCTTCGCCCACTCCTCATCAAGGTTCTTTCTCGAAGCTTCCCCTTTTGAAAGATACGCCTCAGACGCAAACTTCCCCTTGCCTGTTGCTTTGGCGAGCATTTTCTCGTAACTAATGGAGGCGGCTCTCTGTTGGTCTGACTGGTTAATTGTTTTTGCCTTATCTGGTGCGAGCGAGGGCGGCGAGTCAAGACCCGAGGCTTCAGAATACTGATCCTGGTACCACTTCATGTCAGAATATGCCTGGTCGCGTCGCGACTCAATCTCGCGCAGCTGCTCTTCGGGTATGATGATGAGTTTGCCCTGGACAACCTTGCCATGCTGCTCGATCATCTTCCGGGCCTGGGCATCGAGTGACTCTGCAATCTTCCGCGAACTCTCGAATCCACTACGGGCAGTGGCCGCCTTCTCCCTCCTGCTAGGAGGAAGAGCGTCTTCGATCGCCCGAAGCTCTTCCGCTTTCGATAGAGCAAGGGCAGCCTTCTCCTTGAGAAGATTCTTCTCCTTCCGAATAGTCGCGCGCTCCGTAGCTTCGGCCGTGTCAGCTTCTGCGACGGCGAGTTCCTCTGCAGTCTTCAGCTCACGTTTCTTCTTGAGCTGCTTGAGGGCCCCTTCTTCTTCAACGAGGCCAGTCTCTACCCCGATCGCGGCGTGACGTTCCGCGCCAGCAACCTCGGCAGTGCGTTCCGCATTCTTAGCACGAAGCTCCAGGGCGGCGGCTGCGCTGGCCTCTCGAGCGGCGTCCTCTCTCTTCTGCTGCGCTTCAGCCAAATTGCCAGCAGATTCCTCTTTGGTCGCCTCCCTGTTCAGAATTGCTTCGCGCTCCCGCTTCCTGCGCGCCTCAGCATAATCCGCAGATGCAGTCTCCTGGGCTTCCAGTCTGCCACCAGTCTCTGCCTTCGCCTTCTTCCTCTGGATCGTCCTGAGCTTCATCCCTCGTCCTTCTTCCTCTGAGGAGATGGCGGCTTCCTCGCCGGCGATGGTCAGGATCTTCAACTTCTGGGCGGCCTGTTGTGATTCACGTTCGGCCTGGATGTCCTCCTGTCCACGTTCATATTCAACACGAACATCTGGCGGCATCATCTGGATGTAGTCCTTCTGGATCTGCGCGGCCGCAAAGGACGCACCTTCGCCGGCTCGAGACTTCATCTCTTCAAACTGGGCGTTGTATTCGTCCAATGTAGCAGCTCGTCCCACCTGAGATCTCACGCCGCCGGCCACAACCTCCCAGTCTCTCTCTGCCTGCTGCTCGATCGGAGTCTTCGCTCTCTGTTTGGAGAGCTCACGCGGAGATGCCTTCCTCCAGGACTTACCCCCACGGGTAGAAATATACCCAGGTCGACTGGCCTGGCGCGCGCTTACTCCACGCTCTTGCATCTGCTGGACCTTCGAGGGACCCTTCCGGAGACGCTCCTCAGCCATGATGCGACTTGCAGACACCCCGCGCTTACCTTTGGCAGCCTGCTCGGCATGCCAATCCTTCCGCTTCTGCGCATCTCTCTGTAGCGCCGTCTTGCCCTCAACGGTGTGAGTAGTTCTTACGCCAGTAGGAACCGGAGCCGGACGTTTACCTTGCGGCGTACCTTTGGCTGGGGTTAAGATCTGCATCTTTGCTTTAGGTGGCGGAGTTCCTGGAGGCAATGCTCCGCCCTCTGCATTTAGTTTCGCCTTTGCAGAAAGCTTTGCGGAATACTCAGGTTGCACCTTCGGCTTCGCCAAGACCTTTTCGGCTCTGGCTAAATTCCGAACAGTCGCCGGCGATCGCTCGGGCGCTGGTGGCTTCTTCATCCTCGCGTCTGAGGCACGGACGGCATTCTTCTGCTGCTGGCTCCGCTCCTCCTCTTCCAGTGTCAATGCAGGTTCTGCGTTAAGCGCCATGGGGATCCTCCGTTCCAGTCTTTAACTGTTTAGCGATCTGTCGTTGCATGTCGAGAAGATTCTGATGATACGGCTTGGCCAGTTCATTCCCTTTGGCCAAAGCAATAAGCAATACAGCAAACTTCAGGGGCACCTTGAAGGTGACATCCTGGTGCCTGCTCATCTTGGCCAGTATATCTATCTTCTTCTTTGCCATCGATCGCCTTCAGTTGTTGTTTACGATTATTCGTCCTGTAAATCTTTCTGGACAAATCCAGTCAACACCTGCTGTAGCTCTGCCGATGCAAGCGCTAGGGGTGCCCGGAGGGCGTTTTGTTGCCCACGAAGATCCTTTATCTTTGAAATAAGGTCGTTGACCTTCTTGTCGGCCGCCTTCACTTTGGAATCGTTCTTATTGTTGTGCTTAGCGAGCCTAAACGCTGATTTGCGTAACTCCTGGCGCTCACTAATCTCTCGTCTGTTTTGGCTTCTTTCCATGATTTCTCCTTTTTAGTAATCGATATTTAGTATTTTTTCGATCCTCTTAATCCGCTCTTGAAGTTTTCCTGATTGCGGCCGTTCCTTGTTTGCCTTTTCTCTTTTGTCGCTTTGCTTGTTTATCTCTGCCACTCTATTCGTAAAAGGATATTGAGGACTTCCGCTATCTTGGACGCCAAATGGAGTTCCGTTTGTCGTCCATGCAAGAACCCAGGCCGTGCCGTTAGTGTCTCTTCCGCGCAGTCCTTTGTATGGATCGGTTGTATCAATGTCCACACCATCAGCGACAATCCCGGCATAAGCAGAAGTGTCAGACGCAACGCCGTTTGTCCCTATGGTAGCTAGTGATATTCTTGCAGTCCAGTTCGATCCGTCATATACGGCCTTCCATCCCTCGAGGGAGATCGTCTTGACTATAATTCTACCAGCTTCATTCGTATAGACAGCCTGGACTCTAATATCGGCTTCCTGTGCCAGGGCTACGCTCGCAGCGATACACAGACACATAGCCAGTATTGTTTTCTTCAGCCCCATCGTTTCTCCTTGGTTAATCTAATATCATCACTTGCAATCCCAGATCGACATCTATGTTTTGTGTCCCATCTTCATTCTCAACGTAAATCTGAATGTAGTCTCCTGTCTCAAGGGTCAAGGGATAGGCTATCACAAACCTTTGTGGAGTTCCACTATCTGCATTTGCTGCTGACTTCGATCGTTCGAACTCAACACCGTTGATAAATAAATACATCTCAAGGTCTTTATTCGTGCCAGAGGAAGGAGATAGCGTGGCTGATACCGTGACAGAAACCTTCGTTTCTGAAAGCCCCGTGTAAGTCAATCTGTCTACCGAGAAAACAAATCGCTCGTTCAGGTCATTACCAACCCAGTAGGAAGAAACCAATTCAGGGACGCTCTGCGTATTGATTGTAACCTCCTGTACGTTTGTTGTTACCATTCCTCCAATGACTTCTGAATCATCAGCTCCTTGATTTGCCGACCACCTCCATTGAACATCTGAATGGGTCATTCCAGTAATATAGTTTGTGTGATGGCAAAATGTGCCTTCGGAATGGAAGGTGTTGCCAAACATAAGCCCTGTACCATTTGCTGTAAGGTTTGAATTGCCCGGAAGCCCTGAAAGAACTTCAACAAGAGAATCCTGCGGGAAGCGGAATACGCTCTTGGAGATAACAACAGTTTCCCAAGTCGAAGTACCGAAATCAATATATGTCACATTCGTGTTGGATTGACCTGAGAATATCTGCCTGTCGATTATCAAGTTTTCCCCACCCAGGCCGTGAAGCGTTAATCCATTACTCATAAATCCATAGATACATTCAAACGTCAAGAGGTTGGCGAATCCATCAATGCTCCCTATCCCACCTATCGGTGATGGGGCAAGTATCTGGCTGAGAGAAAATGTGCCGCCATTTGTGTTACTGAAATCAAGCAACTGCCCTGCTGGTGCTTGCAGGAAAAGAGTATTTACATCGAAGAAGGAATTGCTTCCGTTTATCATGGCCTCTGTGCCAGAATAACTCAGGATATCCGTTGACCTGTTAGCTCCGCACAACTCATTGTTCGCACCCATGAATATCCTATTCACGCCAAGGAACACAAATCCGTTCACCTCGTAGATAGAATTGTCAGGCAGTTGAATCTTGCCTCCTACAGGAGTCGGGAAATCAGCGAGCTTCTTGACAATGACATAGTTGGTTCTAGCGATAGCCAGCGTCTGGTTGAGTACTGTCTCCGTGACGCCTGTGCTTCCTCCATACCAAAATATATCATTCCCGTCAGTATAAAGCATGTCTTCAATGGCTGATGCTCTAAAGGCAACAAGACAGAACAAAGTTATCAATATCTTTTTCATCATACCGGCCTTCCTAACACTTCAATTTCTATTGGTGGACCGCCCCCAGCTGGGGTTGTGCGGATTGAATAAGGTAATATATCTGTGCCTATGCCTATACCGCCCCCAAGCCAATCTGCAATATCAACGCCCGGAACGTCATTATCATAGTAACCATCCTCTGCGTTTATCTTTCCAGTAGATGCGTTCACTGCGTATGTCCCATCAAGGAGCTGAACTTCTAGCGCGTCTCCTCCGAACTCGAAAAACTCTGCACCATGTGCGGCTGTGGCTAGACTATATCCATACACTCCACCGTTACCAGCGGCAGAATAACCTTTGCCGCCTAAAGATGCATCGAACCCATCTGGAGTGTTATTAAAAGATCCAGCTGGTGTGGACAAGTCTGTATGTCGCTCGGCCCAAACACCCTTGCCTAAATATGCCATACCAAGAGTTTGTAAGGCGCACTCTGCTATTGTGCCGTCTTCAGTGAAACCGTCATCCGAAATCAAAAACCTTGTGCCGTCAAGAATTTCCCAGGGTTCATGTTCTGCCTGGTTACCTCTGTCCAACCAACACTCATCAAAATCTACAGTCGGATACACCCCTGTGGATTCATACAGCAAACAATTCAACAAATCCATTACGATCCTGCGACTGGCTCCGATTGTGTCTCCTGTTGTACCATAGCCAAGTGCGGTTAAATAATTCACATCTTCATCTTCGCCCTTAACAAGGTGCCGCTCATCATGATGATCTACAGCCGCGCCTGAAGTGACAGCCGTGTCCGGCATATCCACAAGATCAACGTGGTACAGAACTTCTGAGTGTCCACCCGCATCCCACCAGTCATCCATCCACCCATACATGTCGATGGAGGTCTGTGCAGCCGCCTCCTCGTAATTTGAATAGCCTTCCAGGACCGTGTAGAGGTCTTCGTAAAAATTAAGATTTTCGCCAGAGCGTTCGAGCTGTCGGACATGATCTGTAGAAGAAATTACGGAATCTCTTCCTGCAGCAACTGCTTCCGCCACGGTGTCCTTGTTGATGTAATTCAGCCAATGCCATTCGATCTCCCGGTCGACGGCCGTGAGGTCATTGCTCCATGCTACCTGGCCGAGATCCGCAATCCCCCATCCCTTGACGCTCAACCTGTCAGCGTCTTCGTCAACTGTCTCGAAAGATTGGATGTGTGGATCCCTGGTGTTGATCGTATGATCATACGCAAACCAATCCATCACGCCGAGCGGATCGCCCGTGTCATTCTCGTAATCATTAATCAGGAACATCGGAGACCACAACAGTCCTGTCCCGTCATTGGCATCAAGACAGGTATCCACATTCCCTATTTGCAATGCTCCATAAAGAGGGCTGTCCACGTCTCCCGTAAAATACTCCAGAGTCTCCCTTCCATAATTATCTGTGATGTCGGCCAAACCTCGTACTTCAAACCAGTCCCTCAAGGTGGTATCAGACGATCCATCATACCAAGCCTCTGAATCTGGCTGAATCTGGAGGTCGTCCCGGTCCTGGCGCTCGAACTGTACGATCGTTCCCTCGAGGGGGTTGTCACTAGCATCAGTCGAGAAAGAGCCGATGACTATCATTCCATTGTGATCATCTTCCTCGCTGTCAAACGTGACATACGATGAAGCGTCTACCACATACATCCTGACGACTTGTGGAACCAGGGCCGGGTCACGCTGATCAGCGGTAACATCGGTGCGCTCCAAGATGGCAAGAACATGGCAGTCGGCGCTTGTCGGGTAAGGCTCCACGATGTCTCCAATCGCATCGATGTAACCAGCGGGATTCGCATCGCTCCAGGTCAATGGAATACCATTTCGTGTGAACCTGGCATCGCCAACACGCACCTTTGTGATATCGTCTGAGTCCACGCTGATAGGCCAACGGTGTTCGTCGCCATCCGACAGGCACTCGTCCTCTGTTTCAAACTGAACTGGAGATTCTGTGTAGTTCTCACCGACGCCAGAAGCATCATCCTCAAGATCCTCAAGAAGACGTTCTACGCTTCTTAGTTTCGACTCGAGGGTACCAACCCTGTTGAGTGCGTCGAACAGCAGATCGCTCTCCGATTGGAACTGTTCGCCCTGGATCTCTGATTCTGCGATCTCTTCGGAACCACCTACTGCAGGCTTTGTCCCCAGGGGCTCGAAGATGTCTGAGCCGGCCTCGGGAGGTGCAGCGCCTTTGGTAGTATCCTTGACGCTCTCTTTACCCTTGACCGTGCTTTCGGAATCATCCTGGGCCTCGTCCTTCTCCTGAGCTTCCTCTTGCTTGTTAGCATTCTCCTGGTCCTGGGCAAGTTCTGACTTATGGACCGCCTCCCTTAATGCGTCTCCAGTTTCTCCAACCATATCCTCGAGCAGCTGGAACTGAAAAGGATCGGGGCCAGTCCCATCGTCTGAGAGAAGCTCTACGCCGCCTGTTGGGATTGAGTCTGACATATAAAATTCCTATGCTTGCCAATCGGTTACACTGGTGAGGCTTAAAGCTGAAGCCCTGAACTGTCCTTTGCCGGTATGTGCTACATGATCACTCCCCGCCACCATACCGCCAGGAGAGGTCGCAAGATCGTCAATAGCATCCCATGCGCCTTTCTCGCTCACGCGCATCGCTACATACTTCTGATACGCAATCTCTTTAACAAAATTGTCCCTGGTGCGAGTGAAGGTTTTATAGATCGTGTAATCGAGATCCCACTGTGAGCCGGCCGACGCATATCCCGATCCATACCCAACGAGGACCTGGCGAACATTGTAACCAGCGTTCCCAACTTCATCGACGAGCGCATCCGAATGCCAATACTCAAGTCCCTCAAAGGTATAGTTGATCCGGGCCTTCCCTGTGCTCGCAGTCATCAGAGTATCTTTTGCCGCTTCCGTTCTATGCAGCCATACCCGCTGCAGGATGGGAGGAGCTCCGGTGTTGTCACTCTTGACCCTGATGATCAGGGCGGCCGCATCGGTGACTGCTGTACTCAGCGCGACGAGGACCTGCCGGACCGTGTATCCTGCCCTGCCGCGGTCATCCACGAAGACATCGGCGTGAACGTAAGCCGACGCGATCGCATCAGCAGCATCCCAGGCTCCAGCAGGGTGATCGACTATGAAGATATAATCCGTAGCGCTATAGGTTACGGCATCACCATTCTTGTAATTGGTTCCTGCTGAAAAAGCGGGAGGCGTATAGGCTGACCTCGCGTTGCCCTGTCCTCCAACCAAGGTATCCTTTGTGGCCTCTGAAACTGTTGGCCATATTCTAACCATGATGTTCTGCTGTTCCGCTGTGACGCTTGGCTTTATGTGAAGGACCAGGGCATCCCCTTCAGTTACGCCTGTCTCCAAGAAGACAAGGACCTGGCGCACTGTGTAGCCGGCCTCCGTCTTATCTTCAATAAAGCAGTCGGCGTGAGTGAAGAGAGTACTGCTCTGGAAGACAGGATCCACGAATGAGAAATTGCTTCTGGCCTTGCCGCCATCCCAGTCAGTGAGCGACAGCATTATGGCCTGAGTAACATTCGGCCAGGTTCGTATGATCATCTGCTGGTCTGAGGTGGTGATTCCCGGCTTGATCCTGGTAACGAATCCATCATCCTCTGAATCTGTTAGCGCCCATCCATACTGCCTGATAGTGAAGGTCCCGTTCTGGTGGTCCTCCACTGCGAAATTGTGAGAGTAGAACGTCACGCTGTCATATGACCAGTCCGTCCAGGCCTCGCCAGGTCCGGAGGGATCCACAATCGTGTCCTTGGCTGCCTCGCTCCTCCGGAACCACACCCGGACACCTATCCTGCGATCGGAGACCGTGAAGGCATCGCCGGCACGTACTACGATCGCATCCGATGCGGCCGTCCCATCGTAGGCTGAAACCATCTCGCCTGTGACAACATACTCACCCTTCCCCTTGTGTTGGAGTTGACGGCCGTTCAGGAGATAGTGCGCCTCGACGACATCGCTGGCCGACCAGGCGCCAAGATGTTTCGCGATGAAGATGTACTGGGTGGCAGAGTACGTTACTGTGTCGCCCTTGTTGTACTGTGTCCCCGCGGCGAAGTTGCCGCCGAGCTCGTCCATCACCAGCTGGAAGTCATCGAGGGCTTGCGCCTGGTCCTCACCCGTCGCCTGCAGCACGAGATTACGGAGCCAGCCGGAGACGGTCCCTCCTCTGATGACATTGCGATCGGCAACATAGTCAGCCAACCAGGTCTCATCAATATAGAGGACCGCGAAGGTTGCGGTGCCGGTCTCTGGATCCTCCACGAACTTCCGGTCGACCATGTTCCAAGTTCCCCCGACGATTGCCTCGAGATCCGTTATCAACAGGGTCTCCATGCAGACAGTCTGCGTTGCGGCCGCTGGGTCTATGTTGGTGTAAACATATGCCAGCTTCTCTTCATCGCCGGGTTCAAATCCAAATAGGTTGAGCAGCTCTTGCTCCTGAGTGATGACAGGCAACAGAGCCACGAGATCTGTCGGTGCGCCAGGTGAGCCGGCCGCGGTGATCGAGTGGATCTCCGTCAGCGTCCTGGAGATGACTATGCTGCCATCCTCATTGGGCTCAGCCTTGATCTTAGAGCAGGCAAACTTACCGGTGATTGCCACGCCTTCGACCACGGGGTTCGTCCTGGTCTTGATGGCCACAAGCTTCTCGACGATGATCTTATGGTCAGCGGGATCCACATATCGCCAATCCTGCCGATATACCCTGTCCCCGGTCACTACATTGCCCATTTCAAGGCCTAGACGGGCCTCAGCCTCGTCAATCGGGTCTGAAGGGGTGCCAGTGTACTGCTGGAAGCCTAATCGTAGGATCTCGGTGATTCCGTCAGGTTCGTCACGGGTCCTGGAAACTACCACCTGGCGCCATCTGCCTGGCCAGTCCTGCTCGCCCCGGGGGCCCACAGCCAGGGGACTGTCGACGTAGTACTGCTCCTGCCAGTTCTCGGCACTCGTCCAGGCGTAGAGGAGATCCATGCAGTCCTGGGTAACCTTGTCGGAGATCTTATCCCAGCGCCTGGTCAGCTGCTTCGTGCGCGGGATCCCCGCGAGGCCCACTGAGACCATGACGCAATCTTTCTCCTTGAGATAGATCCGGTAGTCTTCGCCTTCAGCGACTGAGATCTCTCCGGAGGCGCCGCCGGCCGCGGTGAAGGTACCTGTCTGGGTTGCGCTCGTAAAGTACGCACCAGGCTTCGTGCCGGCCGTCGTGTTGATGATGTAGTTGGATCCGTCGTACCAGAGGTAATAATCTGCCTGGTTGAGCTTGTAGACATTTACTGCGCTCAGAAGATCTTTCGTCTTGAAGTAGACGCCGCGGTAGTCCGGGGCCGGAGTTGATCCCCCAGTCGAGGCAACGAGACATATTGGAACAGCCATCAGTTACCCCCTATAGCATTTCAATGTATCGTGAGAAATTGTTCCAGTGGTGTTCCGATCGTTCGAGATCTCGCTTGTCGCCCGAGTCTTCACCAAAGCCGCGGTGGGCAATGTACTCAGCACATGCTATCACCCAGGCATCAGGCTCGGCGAACAGCATGTCGTCGCCTGACACACTAGTTGAGGCCACAAACACGATCGCGGTGCCATCAGCTGCCAGCTGGGTATCCTTCCTGAGCTTCCGGATGACCATGACTGAATCATTGTACCAGTCCAGGAAATCGCTATCTTCCTCCCAGGTCTGCTTGTCGACATCGTCCAACATCTTCCGCCCTCTATCTACTGCCGCCTGTACTTTCATGCGAACCACCTCGCTCTCACTCGGAGATCTCCTGATTTACGTTTATTGAACGTTTGCCTGCGTGATTCTCCCAAGGCCCTCTTGTACGTTGTCATGTGCAATTCAGCTGCCTTCGGATCTGACCAGGGCTGATCGTTGTCACCCTTGAGATCTGCGAGCGCGAGTTCCATGATCCCGCGGATCCCCCAGTCGTCCATAAGGGCGTCAGGTACCTCATCAGTATTCTCGATGTCGGGATAGACGGCCATCTTCGTGGTGAGGCCATAGGAGAGCGCGCTCGTATACGCCTCCAGGAAAGTGATTGTCAGGCCAGTATTGTCGGTACCACCAACAGCGCCAGTCGCGGTCCCGGCCGCGGTGTAGTCTCCTATGATCGTGCTGCCAGCACCTATGAATGATTCATCGGTATCGCCGGCCTCCGTACTGATATTCCACTCGGTGCCATCATACCAGAGGAAATACTCATCGTCTCCGTACTTGTAGAGGATCTCGTCGCCGTAGCTGAGTCCGCTATCAAAGTAGGTACCGCGTACATCCGGATCCGGAGTGGAGGGGACTGTTGCGTCCCCAATTATTACAGATGCCCTGGCGAGGAAGATATCGTAGTCGGAGTCATCGATGCGGGAATCGATCTGCATCTTCTTCGATTCTTCGCCATACCACGCTGAGACCAGCCTCTTGATAATGGAGTTAGTGGAAGGCAGAGTAATGCGGTAATCGTTCTGATTGGCCACTACGTCCTGTGTCTGAACATGAGTCCAGACCTCGGACCGAATCATAAAACGACGAGCCGCCCACTGCAAACGCTGCGTAAGCGTTTGCGGTGGACAGGACTTCAATTTCTGGTCAGCCAGTAAGCTGAGTCGGGCAAAATCAACGGCCATGATTTACTCCTCGCCGTCTTCGCCACCCTCCCCATCGTCTGGATCCTCTTCTCCGTCGTCGTCGTCGATCTCACCTTTTTCCTTGAGCTCGTCGATCAGGGCCAGCTTCATGTCCTTAAGCTTCATGTCCTTCTCGAATCCAACGTCGAAACGGGCGCCCAGGTCAATGAGGTCGGCTATTCTACGACAACTCGTGATCTTATCCATAATGGAAAGATCGCTGATGTCATAGCGCGAGTCGGCTCTCGATAACAGTTTGCCATCCTTGTCACACGGTAGCATATCTTCACGCTTCTCGAGGATCGGGGTCCAGATACAGATGTTCCCGTTTTCCGAGTGCTTGAGATATCGCGTCTTTCTTATCTTCTTCAGTTTCTTTCTTGGTGGGGCCATGATTGCCTCCTCCTTCTCTTTGTCGTTGGCAGTAAGCCAGGGGGTCGGTGTCGCCGACCCCCTGGTCATTTCCGTCAGCTATTCTTCGGGCTTTTCCTCAGCCCAGGATCAGGTAGACCCTACTGGGTTGTTCTGTGCGTCGGCCTTCTTCAGCCTTATGCAGAGTGCAACAATCTCGAACTTCACAGTGTCGGCAGCGTTGTTGAAGAGCATGTCGATCGTGTCAGCAGCGGTATACAGTTTTCCGTTCGTATAACCGGTGACCGTGTTCGGCGTAGCTTCAGTCAGTGCCAGCGTTGTGATCTTGGTGTCGAGGGATTCCATGTTGGCATCGTCAAGGAAGCCTGCGGCTCCCGATCCGTCACCGACATCAACCGTAAGAGTACCATCTTCGATGGTCTCAACAATGATTGCTATCCTCTCCACAAACGTATCTGCTGGAATGTTCAAGAGCGACAGTGTGTCGCCGCTCACTACATTCCCGTCTGCGTCCGAGTCTGTGTTGTACTTCCTGCGAAGGGTGAAGTAATAGCCCGCTTCAGTGACATTCAATTCGGCTGTTCCGCCGACTGTTTTGTCGTATGTCGTTGCCATTTCCTCGTCTCCTCTTAGGAGTCAACTTACTTCTCAACCCGAGCCATACCAGGCCCGGCCATCCCCAGTAATCGAGGGGCCCGAAGGCCCCCCGTTATTGTCCTCAGCCCTTCATGGCGTAGAGCCAGACCAAACCCTGAGGCTTGACTGCCTTGTAGCCATAGACATTCAGACCACGATACTCACGCCCGAAGGTGTCAGCCGCGCGCAGCGTCTCGTTCTTGACGAGCTGAGCCGCGTACGTGATCGCGTCCATCTGGCAGGCGATGATGTTCGTCACCCGATCGGTTCCGTCTGTGACCACGCTCAACAGATTGCTCATGAAGAGTGTGAGTCGATCGACATCACCAACACGGCCATTGCGAACAATGGACGTGCCATCGCCAGTTATACTGGCATTCTTGAGGTCCGAGTTCATGATCAGGTAACGGAACCAGGCGGGTACAACAATCTTCCGATTCTCTTCCGGAACATTGTACTCGTCCATAACCGTACCGACCAACGTGAGAACCTCGATCACGTTTTGCTTGGTCACCAATAAAGGTGTCCCGTTCACTCCCAGGTTCAGGTCCTGCGAGATGCGTCCCGCCGACTGTCCCTGGTTATACGAATCAGCATCTGCGTAGATTGATCCCAACACGTCAGTGTCGATCGCAATCCTCATCTGCTCACTCGCGTCATCCGTGAACTCGGATGACAGCACTATATCCGCCTGCTTGCTGTCTACGTCGTCTACGACGAAGTCATAGTACTTCGCTTTATCGATCAGGAGAGTGACTGGAGCGCTCTCTGGTGTTTCTTTCTCCAGCTTCTGTCCCTTCTTGTAATCGCGAATGGTGATACTCGGACGGGTCCGAATAATCACCTTATCGCCAGCGTCACGGATTTCGCCTTCATACTTGGTGTTCGTGATGGCGGTCACCGCACTTTTGGCGTAGTACTTAACCAATGTCGTAGTGGCGTACATCTGGGGGATATAGGCAATGTCTGAGTCCGCATATTGCGGATATCCGGCTGCTGGTGCAACACTCATTGTCTCTTCTCCTCAGAGGAACACTACGACCGCGCCACTGGCGCCTAAGCGCCAACCAGGACTCTCTTCTCCCGGTATGCGGCATCGTATTCCTTCATACGTTCGTTAGCCTCTTCGATCGTGAACTGACCCTTAGCAGCGTCTGCCCTGTACTTCGTAATCTCTGATTCAGGGATCTGCCGCTTCGCTCCTTTCTCTGGAGGTAGGGCTCCGTCTCCCTGCACTGATGCGGGGACGGCCTGTGACGCAACCGACGGTCGAGGTGGCTGTTCACTACGGGTACTCTCCGAACCTCTTGCTCGGTACTCTTTCACTAAGGCAGCGAAAGCGATCGGGTTGCGATTAACAACCGCGGCTTCAGCCTCCTGCCGTCTCGTGAGTGAGCTTCCAGGTCGGACCGGCTCATCCAGAAATGTGGACCAGTTGGGTTCACAAGCGATTCCTTCGTCAGGATTTCCGTTGATAACAGATGCACCTGGTTCAATAGCATCGACGTCAGTCCAGTATTCTCTGGCGAGCTGACGAGATTCTTGGACAGCCAAATGATTCTTCGTCTGAGTAGAGATTTTCTTTTCTAATTCACCATCCTTCTCTTCGTCAATTCCTCTGGCGACAGCGGCCACCATGGTGAAGAAGTCATCTCCGTAACGTTCAATCATTTCCTCCGTCACATGTTTTAGATGTGCCGGTGTTCCCTGTGGGGGGGCCGACGCAGGAGCAGCGGCACCGGTGGGGGTGACCTCTGCAACTGTAGCCGGACTGGATCCCGCAGGCGCGGCAGCCGGGACTTGCGACTTGAGCTGTTCCTCAAGATCGAAAATCTTCGACTTCAGGTTCTGGACCTGTCCTCCGAATCTACCATTGGCGGAATCGAGCTGGCGTCTAAGGTCAGCCTTCTCCGCTTCAATGCGTTCTAGCTTTTGTTCCGGTGTCTCAACGTTCTGAACTCCGGGATCCGCTGCGGGCTTCTCAGTCGGATGCGTGGGCTCAGCACCAGATGCAGCTACTGCTGCAGGGGGTGCGGCTGCCGGCGTCTCGGCCAAGGGCGCAGGGGCTGCAGGAGATGAAGCACCGGCGGCGCCTTCGCGTCGATCCTTGTGCTCTTGCATCTGCCTGGCAGCTTTCTCTTGCTGTTTCTTGATCTGATCTGGTATTACTTCTGGACTATCTATCATGACTTCCTCCTGCCCTCGGCCTTATCGGTCGGGAGTTGGTTTCGGTTTCTTGTTCTGACCCCCGAGATGTTTCCGGGGATCCCTACAAATCTTGTTGAACTCAGCAAGGAATCTCGCGACTCCCCGCATAGGACCCACTTCTGGGTCATCGTGATTCATATCCACCGTCCTGCTGCTTGCATTCTTTTCTGACACCAGGAGCAAATTCTCCATCAGACATTCAAAGGCTTCATTATGCTTGAGCATCTCGAGAGCATGCCGGCATCGATCCTTCGTCCCCGTCTCAAACTTAATGTATCTCACACTCTCTCCTTAGGAGCCGCCCCGGTGCCTGGGCCGGGGCGGCCCGTCAATATGACTTGTGTGCTGGGATCAACACACAAGATCAAAACCTACATAGGACTGCAGCCGTATGGCCCCTTCGTCGGACTCGCCGCTCTGCGAGGCTTCCTCATGCGCGCCAAACGCGCCCTGGAGGGAGCTGGTCTACGTACAGGAGTTCGAGCCATACTGGCATCGAGTGGCACACCTGGTCCCGGTCTTGGACTACCAACGCCAACTGCGCCGGCCTTGACAAGATCTGGTTCAAGAGTACCGCTCCTGCGACGAGGAACCCGCTTCTTAGCCGCAACTGCAACCTTCTTTTTCTTTTTCTTCTTGGCCATAATGGCCTCCAATTAAACTCGGGGATCTATCCGAGATTACGTTCCGACAATGACTGAGCCAGTGATCGAGCTGTTCGTTTCCACATCAGCAGCGTCAACAGCACCAAGTGTTCCGCTGTTGTCCCTGATGCACCATGCCATGGTAACCACAGTTGATGCTCCACCACCTGTGAACGTGCGATAACCAATCTGGCAATAACGCATCTTGATCGTCCCGGCTACATTCGTCCCGGCATCGATGTCGTCACCGCTGAAGATTACGTTATCGACATAGAACCTGTCCCCATCGTTGGCCTGTGCCAGGTCGATGCCACTCTCGCAGTCACCATTCCCGCCATCCCAGTAGATGCGGATGGCGTTGCCAGTATCACCGTGTGTGCAGACGATCGCATTATCCGCGCCATCACCAGCAAACCCAACATTACCGAGGTAGATGTTAAGCTTCTTGGTCATGGAGTCGTTGGTTGCGGCTATGCCGTCCTGGCCAGATGTGTCGTGGTCAATCTGGATGTTCTGGATCGTGAGTTCAAACGTGCTCGTCTGAACGCCTGGTGTTAAGGTGATAACCTCATCGCCAGCGGCCGCGCTGATAACTGTTTCGAAGCGATTGCCTGTACCGATCAACTGAATGCCCGACACGGTTGTCGGCCACACGATTGCTCCAACTTCTTCGTACTCGCCTGGTGCAACCATGATCGTCTTGCGCGCGGACGTTACAACTGACAGTGCCTGCGTGATAGTCAGATATGGCGCGTTTGCTGAGCCGTTGCCCGTGGTGTCGTTACCACTCTTAGCAACATAGATGTACGCGGTTTCGACAGCTTCGAGGTCGAGCGGGATCCAGTCCGTAGCCGCCGGTGTGGTAGCAATACGGAACCAGATGGTTCCTGCAGTGGAAAGGTACATGGATCCGGTGGGCGGATTGTTCATGCCATCTTCCGTTTCCGCATAAATCAATGCGGCCGTTGCTGAGCTGCCTGTTCTTAACTGTGTCGTATCCTCGAGGTCCTTACCTCTCAGAAAGATTATCCCGGCTGTTAGTTCTTGGAAATATGCCATCGTCCTCTCCTCTGTTAGTTGTTAACTACCACTGCGGATTTATACGAGGGTTATCGTCGCCACTCGGCGGCGCCCTCCGCTTCCCCGCTTCCCCGTTCACTGTACTCCTGGCACCGCTGGCACAGGTGCTCCCGTCTCCGGACCTCCCGGAGGCATTTGTGCTTCAGCTGCTGCCCTTAATCTCTCTTTGATATCTTCGTCTTCCGGAACAACCTTGTCGACCGCGACCTCGAGACCCTTCATCCCGGCACGAAGCAGAGCCGCACGGCCAGTCGGTCCAATAATCTCGCGGTCCTCTGCGTTGGCTGTGGTCGTCAGCATCTCCTGCAGTCTCAGCTGCTGTTGTTCCTTAACAAAAATTCCCATGGCGCCGGAGGCCTGGATGTTGACATCGCCCTTAATACTGGGATCGTCAATGTAAAGCATGTTCCACACAAAGGCCTGGTGAACGATCGGCTGGATGATCTGGGAATCGATTCCAGCAATAGACTTCTTGAGGACCCGGCTCGCGCTGTTCATGAGCATGGATAGTCCCGTGGCTGTCTTCGCGGCGCCAGTGCCCTGGGCGCTTCCGTATTCGTACTTGGGGATCCCCGTCTCATCGTCAGCCATCTTAAGGAAGAACTCGAACACCTTGAGCAGCTGCTCGACGTGGATCTCCGGCTGGAAGAAGTCGATCGGTTTCGCGGCCGTGCGCGCAGGTTCATTGAATTGCCAGATCTTCCACGGGTACATCGACTCGAGGTCCTCGCCTTCGGCCTGAGCGTCAACGTCCCGGATGACAACCTGAGGACCACTCCCGATCGAGAGGTTGTTGATCAAATGCCTGGCAGTAGAATTGCAGGCGTCCTGGGTGTCGTTCATCAGCCGCGGTACACCATTGCCCCAGAAGGATCCCTTAACAGGTTTGTAGACGGCCTTGTGATAGTTGCGCTTGCCCAGGGGATCCGGGTTCAGCCTGGCGTGGATCACATAGCCGCCAACCTTAAGCCCAACACATTCGTAATCAGTGTACTCATCAAGTCCAGTGATGCCCCACTCTTCGAGGACCCAGCCAGGGCACGTTCCGCAGTACCAAAGCGCTTGATACTTGTCATCCGGATTCTCAAGCTTGTGGCTTCCCTGTCGGTCTTCCAGAGTGGCCTGTTCAGAGTCAGTCCTCAGGGGTACCGTCGTCCCCTGCAGATTAGATCTAAGAATTTTCTCGATCAGCGCATCGTTGTAGCCTTCGACCCCGCGCATCCTGGACAACGCGCCACGAGTAAATTCATCGCGCTCGATCAAGTAGGTCGCATCCTCGATCGTTGTTGCACCAGGACTGGGGAAGAAATTAAGTGGATCCACTCTCTTGAACTTCATGGCGGGGAGCTCAGTGACATTAGGGAACCAGTCTCGCTCCTCGAGCCAGTCGAGGCCCTTCTCCATCTGGATGAAGGGGCCCTTGACAATCATGGTGCCTTCAGTCACAAGATCAGAGATACCATTATCAAGAGCTGCCGGCAGTTGCCCTTCAATAAATTCGTCATCGATCAGGTTCTCCATGCGGCCGGCCCGGGTCTTGGCCTCTTCCCTGATCTTACGCCACGCATCGTCTCGGAGGCCTGCGGCCACTTCGCGGATCTCATCCTCGGATCCCTCGAGACCACGCTCCTCGAACTCTGCGAGGGTCTGCATCACAACCGATTCAGTAACCTGCGGTGGAAGCTCCGGCCGTGGCGTGGGATCCATACCCCAAGGCTTCCCCTGGATGGGAGTGACAACATCTGCTATCCATGATTCAGCGGCGTTGCACTTCGTCTCCGTGACCTTCATGTAGATCTCACTGCCACCCTGGCGCCGGATCTCCGCCAGGTGGGACGCAGAGTAAACACCCTTACGCCGGCGAAGTGCATCCATCAGAATATCAGTAACGTGATCCTTCGCGTTCTCGGCCTGCTTGAAGCGTGACTCGATCAGCTGCGCGAAGCTGCCGTTGGCGGAGGGATCCTCGAGGAGTTCTTCGGATTTTAATTTGAGGCGCGCTTCTTCATCGAGAAGCTCATTGGATTTGACACGCAAAAAACCGACAGTGGGTACTATCGGGTTTCCATTGGTCCCCGTCTTGAAGGAGACGCCTTGCTGCCTAGGGCTTTCTACTGCCATGTTCAGCTTTTACCGTCTGGTTATTGGGC